ACATATGAAGAACGACACACATATAGACTTGATGCCATTGGCGAAATCGAAGTTGGTGAAAACAAAGTCCCTTATGAAGGCACTTTGGACCAGTTGTACAACAATGACTTTAGAAAATTCATCGAATACAACATACAAGATACCGCACTACTGGACAAGTTGGACAAAAAACTAAGATTTATTGATCTAAGTAATACTGTTGCTCACGAAAATACTGTGATGCTACAGACCACTATGGGTGCTGTTGCAGTTACTGAACAAGGGATTGTTAACGAAGCACACCATAGAGGACTACAAGTTCCTAATCGCAAAAGAAGAGACGACACAGAAAATACACAAGCGGCTGGTGCATATGTTGCATTTCCTAAAAAAGGTCTGCATAAGTGGATCGGTTCAATGGATTTGAATTCACTATATCCAAGTGTTATTAGAGCTCTTAATATGGATCCTGCAACTATTGTAGGACAAATACGTCCTGATATAAGCGAGGCTCGTGTAACTGAAGATATGGGTTTGAAGAAAAAATCATTTGCAGGTAGTTGGGAAGGACGTTTTTCAACCGAAGAATATGAAGCGGTAATGGATAAACGCAAAGATATTCCTCTAAATGTTGACTGGGAAGACGGTCGTACAGATGTACTAAGTGCGGCTGAATTATACCAGGCTGTATTTGATAGTAATATGCCTTGGATGCTTAGTTCAAACGGTACTATCTTTACAACAGAACACGAAGGTGTTATTCCTGGACTACTAAAACGCTGGTATAGCGAACGTAAAGACATGCAGAAGATGTTGAAAAAAGCAAAAGACGCAGGTAATGAAGCAGAGATCGAGTATTGGGATAAGCGACAGTTGGTTAAAAAGATTAACTTAAACAGTTTGTATGGTGCTATTCTTAATCCAGGCTGTAGATTCTTTGATAAACGTATTGGACAATCAACAACACTAACTGGTAGAACTATTGTAAAGCACATGAGTGCAGAAGTCAACAAAACTATCACAGGCAAATATGACCATGTCGGTGAAGCAATGATATATGGTGATACTGACTCTTGTTACTTTAGTGGATACCCTATACTAAAAGAACAAATAGACAAAGGCGATATACCTTGGGATAAAGATAATGTAATTAAACTTTATGATCAAGTATGCGAGGCGGCTAATGAAACATTTCCTAGCTTTATGTTGAAGGCATTTCATTGTCCTAAGTCACGTTCAGATGTTATTGCGGCGGCTAGAGAAATTGTTGCAAAGTCAGGTTTATACATTACTAAGAAGCGTTATGCAGCACTTGTATATGACATTGAAGGCTTTAGAAGCGATACTGATGGAAAGCCTGGCAAAGTAAAAGCAATGGGTTTGGACTTACGTAGGTCGGATACACCTGTGTTTATGCAAGAGTTCTTAAGCGAATTACTACTAATGGTGCTAACTGATGCTCCACAAGAAGATGTGTTAGAACGTATTACAGTGTTTAGAAAAGAATTTAACGATCGACCTGGTTGGGAGAAAGGTTCTCCCAAACGTGCAAACAAAATTGGACATTATCAGCGTCTTGAAGAAAAGCAAGGCAAAGCAAACATGCCTGGACACGTAAGAGCAAGCATCAATTGGAACACACTAAAGCGTATGAACGGTGACAAGTACTCGCAAGAGATTGTAGATGGTATGAAAGTTATTGTTTGTAAACTAAAACAGAATCCGTTAGGCTACACAAGTGTTGCGTATCCAACAGACGAACTACGTATTCCAGATTGGTTTAAAGAACTACCGTTTGACGATACTGCAATGGCAGAAGTAATTATTGATAACAAACTAGATAACTTGATAGGTGTGCTAAACTATCCATTAGAGGATACTAAGCGTCATAATACATTTACTAGCTTGTTCGATTTTGGAGGTTAGAATGAATCATTTTTTATTCGATGTTGACGGAACATTGACACCTAGTAGAAAGAAAATTAACTCTCAGTTTGCATTATGGTTTTTATACTTTTCACAAAATAACGCAGTAAGTTTAGTTACAGGCAGTGATAATCCAAAAACATTGGAACAGATTGGTCCTGAAATATGTATGAGTGTAAACAAAATATATAATTGTAACGGAAACGATGTCTGGTATAGACAAGACAATGTTTACACTAATCCTTGGAAAATGTCTACTAAACTCAAAGGCTTTTTAGAAAAAGAACTTGATAGTAGTTCCTATGAAGTTAAAACTGGAAATCATATAGAGGAAAGGCCTGGCATGGTTAATTTTAGTATAGTAGGACGTAATGCTGATAAAGTACAACGCAAAAATTACTTCTATTATGATATCGAATCTGATGAACGTATCCATATAGCAGAAAAAATTAATAAACAATTCGATGATGTAAGTGCTGTAGTTGGTGGAGAGACAGGTATAGATATTATTGCTAAAGGTAAAGACAAAAGACAAGTGCTTGACGAAATAAAACAAGACAGAGTTTTCTTTTTTGGAGATAGAATGGATCCTGATGGCAACGACTTTAGCCTAGCCTATGCTGTAAAAGAGGCAGGTGGTGTTGCTAAACAAGTTAAAAGCTGGAGAGACACAAAGGAAATACTTGAAAACTTTCAAGAAAGGGGAATAGCAAATTGAAGGTAGGATTTACTTGCTCAACGTTTGATTTGCTACACGCCGGACACGTAATAATGTTGCGTGAAGCAAAAGAACAATGCGATTATCTTATTTGCGGATTACAAGTTGATCCAAGTATAGATAGAGCAGAAAAAAATGCACCTATACAGACTGTAGTTGAACGCTACACTCAATTAAAAGGTATAGAATACGTAGATGAAATTATTCCATACGGCACTGAAGAAGACCTTGAAGACATTCTTAGTATGTATCCAATTGATATACGTATACTAGGAGAAGAATATCGTGACAAAGACTTTACCGGTAAAGATATTTGTCGCAAACGTGATATTGACTTACACTTTAATAAGAGAGATCACCGTTTCAGTTCGAGTGATTTACGGAGGAGAGTTTGTGAGTAAAATACTGCTAACAGGACACAAAGGCTTTATTGGTAAGGAATTAGTAAAACGTCTTACTAAAGAAAATAGTGTCGTAGGGATAGATCTACAGGATGGATGGGATAGAGACCATATCAACAATACACAAGATCTTCTAACTTGTGAGTTAAATGAAGAATTTGATCTAATAATACATCTTGCAGGTAAAAGTGGAGTACGTGAAAGTATTAACGACCCTGCTGGATACTGGCGTAATAACGTAGAAGTAAGTAAACGCTTGTTTGCACGTTATCCTGATACTAGAGTGCTTTATGCAAGCTCTAGTAGCGCCTACGAGCCCGATTTAAACCCATATGCCGCAAGTAAATATGTCATAGAAGAAGCTGGAGAACGCTATTCTAACACTTTAGGTATGCGATTTCACACTGTTTATTCAGATAATCCGCGCACTGGTATGTTTTTACAGAAACTAAAAGACGGCGAATTAGAATATGTAACAGATCATTACCGTGACTTTATACATATTAACGATCTGTGCGATGCTATTGAGTTATGCATGGCTAGTAAGTATACTGGCACAATTGACATTGGTACAGGGCATCCATTTAGAATCCGTGATTTTGTAGACAACATACCAATTCGCCTAAATACCCCATACGAACGTAAATGGACTTGTGCTAATATGGAAAAAATAAAGACACTTGGATTTAAACCTAAATATTCGGTAGAAAACTACTTGACAAATCACAATAAAGATAATATAATAAAACTTAACATAGGAGAATATTAATGAAAGACATCTTACAAGACGTAGTAGCAAAAACACATGCACTAGGTTTTCTTAATCTAGTTAAAGTAACTGGTGCAGATACTACTACAATCGAATCAATGGCCGAAGATCGTTCAGTCATTCTTACAGCAGACACAAACGAAGCTGTTGCTGACGGAACATTTGGTATGCCTAACTTAGATAAGTTAGCATTACACTTAAAAAATCCAGAGTATCAGAAAGATGCTAAGATTGATGTAGTAAAAGCAGAACGTAACGGCGAAACTATTCCTACACATATACATTTTGAAAATGCAGTTGGTGACTTCCAAAATGATTATAGGTTTATGAATCAGCAGATTATTGAAGAGAAACTAAAAAGTGTAAAATTTAAAGGTGCCAACTGGGACGTAACTTTTAACCCAAGTATGGCAAGTATTGCACGTATGAAGTTACAAAGTGCGGCACATTCAGAAGAGCCTACATTCAATGTAAAGACTGTAGACACAGGTAGTGCAACTGATCTTGTTTTTAGCTTTGGTGATGCAAGCACACACGCAGGTGAATTTGTATTTCAACCTAGTATATCCGGCAAATTAGCACATACATGGGCATGGCCTGTAGCACAAACACAAGCAATTCTAAGTCTTGGCGGTGATATTACAATGAGTATTAGTGACCAAGGTGCTATGCAAATTGCTGTAGACAGCGGATTAGCAACATACAATTATATTCTTCCAGCACAAAGTAAGTAATACATGAACACTGACCTAACAGAAGCACAAAAAGATTATGCTGTATTCCTTCCAGCACTGAGTGGTTTCTATGCAACTTTTATAGGAAAACAACGTGCCGAAGATTATGTAGATCCGGCACGTATTCCCTATCCAAGTATGGAAAGTATGAATTGGTTAAACAAAAAAGAAGGATTGTTTAACTACCATTGGACACTTTACTCAGCAGGACACGCTGAGTTAGACATCAATAAAGACTCAGCTAAAGAAGATATGGTCAGAAATAGAGATCGTAATAATAGTTGGTTACTTGGTGACTCTGGTGGTTTCCAAATTGGTAAAGGTGTATGGGAAGGCGACTGGAAAGATCCTAATTGTCCTAAAGCACAAAAGAAACGTGAGCAAGTTCTTGCGTGGATGGATGCTTATATGGACTATGGTATGATACTTGATATTCCGGCTTGGGTGGCACGTTCACCTGCTGGTGCAAAAGCAACAGGAATCGACAATTATCAAGATGCTGTTAATGCTACTCGTATCAACAATGATTACTTTATGAAGAACCGTAACGGCAACTGTAAGTTTTTGAATGTTCTCCAGGGTGAAAATCATGCAGATGCTGAAGACTGGTATCAACAAATGAAGGATTACTGTGATCCTAAGGTATACACAGATCACTTCAATGGTTGGTCAATGGGTGGACAGAACATGTGTGATGTACATCTTTTACTTAAACGTTTGGTTGCACTAAGATTTGACGGACTACTTGAAAAAGGTAAACATGACTTCATGCATTTTCTTGGTACCAGCAAACTAGAGTGGGCTACATTACTTACAGATGTACAAAGAGCAGTCCGCAAACATCACAACGAAAATTTTACTATAACATTTGATTGTGCAAGTCCTTTCCTTGCTACAGCAAATGGACAAATCTATATACAAACTGAAACAGAAAACAGAAGTAAATGGGTGTATAGAATGGTTCCTAGTATTGACGAATTAAAGTATGCAACTGATACACGTAACTTTAGAGATGCGGTATTACAAGACGGAATCTTTAAAAACTTTTGTGATAGCCCATTGACAGAGAATATTAAAGTAAATGATGTTTGTATATATGCAGAAGGCGATAAAAATTTAATTGGTACACCTAAAATACTTAAAGGTGATATCGATAGGGATAAAAATGGTAATCCTATACTAGATGATAACGGTAACCAGATTATACGTAACCGAGATTCAACTAGTTGGGATAGTTTTAGTTATGCGATCCAGATGGGTCACAATGTGTGGAGTCACATCAATGCGGTACAAGAAGCAAATAGACAATACGACAATGGAGTCATTCCGAACATGCTTGTCGAAGAGTCCTTTGACAGGTTATTTTTTAGAGATGTTGTGGAAGCAATATTTGCAACATCAAGCAGAGACGAAGCGAATGCGGTAATTGAAGAATTTAGTAGATTTTGGGACACCATTATTGGTACAAGAGGTAACACTGGAAAACGCATTGTAAATGCACAAACAAAATTTGGAGAACTATTTGGATGAGTGATTATATAGAACCAAGCGATAAAATTTCTGCTAGACTAGATAGTTTGTATCGTACACATAGAGATTTAGACGATCACATCAAAAAACAGTATGATAAATTTGCGCCTGATAGTATTACAAAACCATTAAAGGCAAAAAAACTAGATCTTAAAACTGAAATAACAAACTTAGAACAACAGCTAGAGGCGTTAAAATGAAAAGAGATTACAAAAGTGGCGTAAGTGATACTCCTATATTCTTTACAGGCATTGAAGTTGAGAAGACTCCTGCGTTTGGAATGAAAACATTATTTGTTACGGGTACACAGCCATGTGACATAATACAAGAACACTTTGAAAAAGAACAATGTGAACATATTTTCTTTGGTGCTAATCATAGTTTTAATCCAGGAACAGACTTTCCTAAAGATTCTGATGAATGGACACCTTGGGAAAATATGATCACAGCATTTTTAACTGCTGGTAAATTGTGTAGTTTAGATATTCCTATTGCACTTGCTGAAGCATTTTTAGAATCAGGACTAACTGAACATGATAATTTTATCCCACAACTTCGCGTTCCAGTGCCTTACGCAAAACTGTGGAACTACAACACTATGTTGAAGATAGATGACAAAGGCTTTAAGGCAACTAACCCCGGTGTCTGGTGTCATAGTTTACATGATTTGATGAATAGAGAAAAATTCACAGATTGGACAAAATATGGGCTTGACAAAGTAATAAAGTGATAGTATAATGAATGTAACAAATGAAAGATACTACGACTATATGATGCGTAGATCTAGAGAAGAGGATATGAAGATGGCAAAAGAAAAAGCACTAAATAATGCACAAAGAAGCATATGGGTTACCTTTAGAAAAGAAGGAGTTCATATGTATCCAGGAGCAGATAGTGATCCAAAATTGGCAACGGGTGATTGGGACGATGTGTCGTTTCTTGGTATTCCTCATCGCCATATCTTTCACTTCAGGGTGCGTATCGAAGTGTTCCACAACGATAGAGACATTGAGTTCATCCAATTCAAGCGATGGATGGAAAGACTTTATACTACAGAGAGTACATCCGATGGTGAGGTGCTCGTTCTAAATCATAGGTCGTGTGAAATGATTGCAGACGAACTATATGATAAGATTTCAGCAAAATACCCAGGCCGGTTTGTTGAAATTGATGTTGCCGAAGACGGCGAAAACGGCTGTTCAATTTATTACCCGAAACATGTGTAAGAAGGAATTACTAACATGGCTATCGAATTTAATCGAGATGCATATAATAAAGTGTTTAACGATCTTGAATCGTTCCGTGACTATTGTAGGTTTGAAGCTAAACCTTACAACGAACAAAGCCTTTATAAGAAAGGCGACAGAGTTTGGGAAGGATATCTTTCCTACCAAAAATATTTAGAAAGAAAAAAACGTCGGAGAAATAATAGATGATTTATATTGTAGATATCGAAGCAGTTGACACACGTTATACTAAACAATGGAAGGAACATCTTCCAAGACAACTGCGACGGTCTACAAATCAAGATGTCATTGTTATTAGTGGCGGCGAAGTGCCACAGGCTACTACACCTGGGGCATTTCTTAACTTTGCAGGGACTAACAATTATAAATCTCAACAAATGTTAGAAATAAGCAGGATGTTTGCAAATGGAGAAATTAAGAACGGCGATTATTTTATCTACACCGATGCCTGGAATCCTACAGTGGTTCAATTACGCTACATGGCAGAGTTACTTGGTGTTGACATTACTATTGGCGGTATGTGGCATGCAGGTAGTTATGATCCGCAAGATTTTTTAGGTAGGCTTATAGGTAATAAACCTTGGGTTAGACATGCTGAAATGGCAATGTTTGAATGTTATGACGATAACTTCTTTGCAAGTGACTTCCACATTGATATGTTTACAGATGCATTTGACGAAGACTATGCACTTGAATGGACCGGAATACATCGTGTAGGCTGGCCTATGGAGTATCTAAAAGATAGTTTGTATTCATATAAGCAAATGGATAAAAAAGATCTTATACTTTTTCCGCACCGTGTTGCACCTGAAAAGCAAGTTGATATCTTTAGAGATCTTAAAGAACGACTACCACAGTATGAATTTGTAGTATGTCAAGAACAGCAACTTACAAAGAACGAATATCATAACTTACTAGGTGAAGCTAAACTAGTGTTTAGTGCTAACCTACAAGAAACACTTGGCATTAGTTGGTACGAAGGTGCATTAGTAGATGCTATTCCTATGGTGCCTGACAGACTGAGTTATAGTGAAATGGCATTGCCTGAGTTTAAATATCCAAGTGAATGGACTGAGAACTTTGATGCTTACTTACACAACAGAGACAAAGTAGTAGCACAAATTGTAAACTATATGGAAAACTATGATGATCTACTACCAAGTATTAACAAGCAAGTTAATAAACTTAACAAAGAGTTTTTTAGTGGCAAGGAACTTTATGAGGAGATATCCAATGGGTGACGAACATCAACTAAGTCTTGATCTAGCAGAAACTATAACTATAGACACATCCTATACTAATGATACAGGTAGTGAATATACTTTTAATTTAAGTGATACAGTCGCAACAATAGATGCTACAGATTTAAGTTGGGACTTTGGAAATAAAATAGATCCTGACAGAGTAGTAAAAATGTGTGAAGAATATCCTGCACTTAAAAAAGCATGGGATAACTTTTATTCTATTTACAGAATGGTAGATCAAGATTATAAAGGCAATTATGAGGCAGAAGATGACACTCTTTTCTAAGATTATGGACATGCTCGGAAGACGTCGAGTAATTACAGATAGAACAGGTAAGATTCCGTATCTTATCCGTTACTATGTATTTTTAAAAGACCGTAAATGGTTTCCGTTTAACATTACATTACATAAAGTTTTAGTAAGTGATGAACCTACACTACACGATCATCCATGGAATTGGGGAGCGTTTATTATTAAAGGCGGTTATTGGGAACATATTCCTGTGATTAGTAGAGAAGGTGCTGTCGTTGGTGCTACTAGAGAATGGCGTGGTCCGGGAAGTTTACGTTTTAGAAAAGCAGATGATCTACATTGGTTAGAACTTGCTAAAGACGAAGATGGTAATGAAATACCATGTACAAGTTTATTTTTAATGGGCCGTAAACAAAAAGAATGGGGATTTGTACGTTTCGTACATGCTACTACAACTAATTGGAAGGATGCAGGATATCGCTGGGTCCATAATGAAACTTATTTAAACGAGAAATATAAAAATGATTAAGAAACATTACTATAACTGGACTGATGTAGAACGTATGTGTGTCAGTATCGTAAATCAAATGTACGCAGACAACTGGCGTCCTGATTACATTATAGGAATTACCCGTGGTGGTAATGTTCCTGCTACTATTATTAGTAATATGACAAGTATTCGTTGCGAAGCACTTAAAGTAAGCCTACGTGATGATAATAGTGATAGTGAAAGTAACTGTTGGATGGCAGAAGATGCATTTGGATATGTAGATGAAGCAGAAAGAACTACAACTAAAAGTCGTTGGGATATAGGCAAACGTAAAAATATACTTATTGTAGATGATATCAATGACACTGGTGCTACATTTAATTGGATTAGGCAAGACTGGCAAGCAAGTTGTTTACCTGATGAAGAATCATGGAAAACAGTTTGGGGTAATAATGTTAGATTTGCGGCACTTACTGAAAATTTAGCTAGTGACTTTGATAAAGTAAGTTACACCTGTCACGAAGTAAACAAATCAGAAAAAGATGTATGGTTAGTTTATCCCTGGGAGAATGTTGCTGATTATGAATAAACCGTGGACTGACGTACTAATAGATACTAAAGATTTTACAGTCTACAAAGACGGATTTCCTGTTACAGAAGGACATATTCTTTTTGTCCCAAAAGAACAAAGTTGGCAGGATTTAAGTAAATGTTTCGAAGCCGCATATAAATGGGGCTACGATTGGGTTGACCGTGGATATTGTGATGCGTTCAACATAGGACAGAATGTAGGTGAGGCCGCAGGACAAACTGTTGCTTATCCACACATCCATCTCATTCCAAGAAGAACGGGTGATATGGAAGACCCCAGTGGCGGTGTACGTCACGTAATACCAGAGAAAGGAAACTACAATGACTAAGGCAGGAGATCTAATATTAGAGGCCGCATTAAAACAAGCACAAGGTGAAGTTGCAGTTCATTTAGCAAACATCGAAGTGTATAAAACTATGCCCGCAGGTATAGGTGAACATTCAGATGTTACTGAAGCAGTAATCGAAGAGCTTAATAAACTTGCGGAAGCAGACGATCGCATCGAAATGTTACAAAAATATTTTAATGGTTGACAAAAACCTAAATACAATGTATAATGTAATTTATATTGTGCATTGTATTATTACTAAAGGCAATCCACTGCCTAAACATCGGAGACATAAATGAGTAAAAGTGAACAAATTAAAGCAAAGCTAGAAGAAGCTGGCGTAAGATATTGGGCAAATGATAACATTGCCGAATATATCGAAGAAGGTGACAAGCAACAACTAATTGATGAAGCAGTACCTGCTTTTGAAAATGTATTACAAAAATTATTAATTGATACTAAAACAGATCCTAACAGTATGGATACTGCAAGACGTATGGCTAAGATGTACATCAATGAGATTATGGCAGGACGTTATGATCCAATGCCTAACCCAAGTGCTTTCCCTAACTACATTGAAGGTGGTTATGAAGGTATGCTAGTTGTACGTAGTGAACTTACAAGTTTGTGTTCACATCATCACCAGACAGTAAAAGGTGTAGCGTACATTGGTATCATTGCAGGACCTAAACTACTAGGACTTAGCAAGTACACACGTATCGCACAATGGTGTGCTACAAGAGGTACACTACAAGAAGAACTGAATGTTATGATTGCAAATGCAATACAAGAACAAACAGGTAGTGAACACGTAGGTGTTTATGTTCAAGCAACACATGGCTGTTGTGAAAACAGAGGCATTAAAGCTCATAGTAGTTTAACACAAACTACAGTACTACGTGGTGCATTTAAAGAAGACCCTGCAACTAAGAAAGAGTTTATTGACAACGTTAAGTTACAACAACAATTTGCGGCAGGCTCGTAATGATAGAAGCACCAGTATATGAAAAAGGGTATCCGTCACATGAAGCAGTTAACAGAAAGCCGTCTATGAAACTAAGATATTCAGAAGCATTTTATAGTGTACAAGGCGAAGGCAAGTTTGTAGGAGTACCTAGTGTGTTCCTACGTACATTTGGTTGTAACTTTCGTTGTATGAACTTTGGTTTAACAAACGAGCCAATGCGTGACGAGAAACAAAAAGCAGGTATCATTCATAATGCTGAAGTACAAGCATTACTTGATGCAGGCGTACACGAAACTACAAAAGAGTTTAACGACTTGCCTATTATACATACAGGTTGTGATACATATGCAAGCATCTATCCTGAGTTTAAGAAGTTCAATCGTCAAGCAACTGTTGACGAAGTAGTTGAACATTTACTATCTCTTACACCTAATGGTAAATGGGTACAAGATAATGGTCAAGACGTTCATTTGATTATGACCGGTGGCGAACCGTTGTTGGCGTGGCAACGACTGTACGTAGAGTTATTCGAACATCCACGTATGAAAGACTTGAGGAATATTACTTTTGAAACAAATACTACACAACATTTACACGAAGATCTCTTTAACTATCTCAACGATCAGGACAGAATCCAAGTCACTTGGTCTTGTTCCCCAAAACTTAGCGTTAGCGGAGAACCTTGGGATACTGCTATTAAGCCTGATGTGGCTAGTGAGTATCAGCTTGTTACTGATAGTGACATGTATCTTAAGTTTGTTGTCGCTACTCAAAGCGACTTTGATGAAGTTAAAAAGGCTGTTGACGCTTACAGAAGTGCCGGGGTGGAATGTCCGGTATATCTTATGCCGTTGGGCGGACGCAGTGAAGAATATGTTCTCAACGTTAAAGACGTTGCCGAAGCGTGTATGGCAGAAGGATGGCGATTTACCCCTAGACTCCATATCAGCTTATTCGGAAATGCCTGGGGAACATAATAGAGATATGGATGCATTATACAAAATTAAAAAAGAAACTAACGAACAGTTAGATAAAGCAATGAAGGCTCCTATCGATCAAGATAGGATTAGAAAGGCTGGCTGGTAATATGAAAGACCCAAAAATAACTAAACTTGTATCTAAGTTCAAAAGTGAAGTAGACCAAATTAATAAAACATGGGCTGAATTGCAGGCAGAAGGTATGTATATTGACATCAGAGCAGAAGGTACTCATACATATACTGATCCTAAATTTTTTACAATTAGTCGAATGACACAAAGCGTCGAATATTTTAAGGAGACAAAATGAAAAGATGGTTAAAGAAACTAACAGGGTTAGATAAAATAGAAGCAGAAAAGGTAAAAGTTGAAGAAGAAAAACTTGAACTTTTAAGAAAAAAGAATCCTAAAGAATATCATACACGCAAGAAACAGTCTTGGGTAAACGTGCTTGATATGAAGGTAAACGAAGATAATATTCGAAACGGCTTCTTTGAACTTGATTGGAATAAGTATTTCATCCAAGAATTAATTCAAAACGGGTACGGGACAGAATCAGATCCGGAAGAAGAAATTGTAGATCGTTGGTTTAAAGATATTGTGTATAATATGTTATCAGACGAAGGTTTAGATACAGATAGAGGTGCTGGATACATAAATGTTAAACCATTAAGTGATGATAAGAGCGAAGTATCTTAATGGTTGACACAAGCCAGATCTGGTGTTATAATAGTATTATATTTTATACAAAGGCAAACTTATGGCAACTTACGTACTAGTAGACACAGCAAATACATTTTTTCGTGCAAGACACGTTATTAGAGGCGACTTAGACACAAAAGTCGGTATGGCTTTTCATATTACACTAGCAGGTGTTAGAAAAGCATGGCAAGACTTCGATGCAGATCATGTTGTGTTCTGTTTAGAAGGCCGTTCATGGCGTAAGGATTATTATGAGCCATACAAGCGTAACCGAAGTGATGCTAGAGCTGCACTTACTGAGAAAGAAGAACAAGAAGATAAATTGTTTTGGGAAGCCTTTGACACATTCAAAGACTTTGTAGGTACTAAAACTAACTGTTCGGTACTACAGAATAAGCAACTAGAAGCAGATGATCTTATTGCTGGTTGGGTACAATCGCACCCTAATGACAATCATGTTATCATTAGTACTGATGGCGACTTTGCACAACTTATTGCACCTAATGTAAAACAATACAATGGTGTTACAGAAACTACTATCACACACGAAGGCTACTTTGATAAGAAAGGCCTACGTGTAATTGATAAGAAAACTAAACTAGAAAAGCCTGCACCTAATCCTGCATTTATGTTGTTTGAGAAGTGTATGCGTGGTGACAAAAGTGACAATGTGTTTAGTGCGTTTCCAGGTGTTAGAGTAAAAGGCACTAAGAATAAGGTAGGCTTAACAGAAGCTTTTGCAGACAAAGATAACAAAGGCTTCAACTGGAATAACATGATGCTACAGCGTTGGGTAGACCATAATGGTATAGAGCATCGTGTATTAGACGATTATAATAGAAACGTTGTACTATGCGACTTGACTGCACAACCTACAGATATTAGAGAGATAATTAATAGTACGATTGACAGTGCAATAGAACAACCTAAACAAATAACACAAGTTGGTTTACGACTAATGAAGTTTTGTGCCTTATGGGATCTTCAACGGGTAAGCGAACAGGCTCAAAGCTATGCTGAGCCATTACAAGCGAGGTATACAGCATGACAATAAATGCAAAAGAAATAATTGACGGTAAGTTTTGGATTATCGAAAATGAAGGCAATAAAGTTGCCACACTAGCATATTCAGATGAAAAGTATATGGTTACTGATATAAATGGATCTAGATTTGTAAACAATAAAGTAGAGCTTGAAAAAGACCTAGGAAAACTAAGTTGGAGTTCTTTAGAAATTACTGAAGTTACTTTAGACGATGTACATGGCTTTCCAACTAGCTGTACACCTCACAATCCTTTATATGATGTTAAACAAAAACTACCGTTGTTTACTAAAAGTACAAAATCAAAAAGTTTGTACTGTGCAGGTTTTTATATTATTAGATTTGATAAAGGTTGGGTTAAAAGTTTTTGTCCTAAAGCTATTACAGTTGAACGTTATCCTTACAAAGGACCTTTTAAAACTGCTTTAGAAATGCGAACCGAATTGAGTAAAGCAAATGCAAAGTGAGCCACTAAACACAGTAGCAATACAACAGTTTATTTCTCAAGTTAAAAGTGCAGATGCAAGTAGATCTCGTGATGTAACACTTGATATACAACAAGCTAAAAGATTAGCCTTTACATTAGGCGAAGTTATGACTAGGCTTAACGGTGACTTAGAATCATTATTAATTAAAAAGAATAATAAAGAAGACGAAACCATAGAAGTAAGGCTAGACGGCGGGAATAGTTGGTAAAAATAGATAAATATATACGTAGTTAATTAAAGGACAACGTATATGAGTAGACCTAAACCAACAGTTTTATTAGAGTTTATAGATAAAAAAACATATAAAAGCGAACAAATATTAGACGCTGATGCTATATGGGCAGTATTTTTTAAAAATAAACCATTTAATTTGAAATCTTCGCATAGTCTAACAAACTACCCAGGGCCTAAATATAAGAAAGTTTCTTTTTCTAATCCAGGTCATGCAATAAATCTAGCAAAAAAACTTAATGAATTGTTTAGTTGTAAAGAGTTTTCGGTAGTAAAGCTGACTGCAGGAGAATCAGTTCCATTGGAAAACTAATGAACTGGAAAGAAAACTACACAAAAATATTTCTTAAGACTGCAAATAAAAGCATCGATGAAGCAACTGTAAAACAACATATAACTATATGGTGGCAAAACACACGCTCAAAAGATATAGGTGGACTGCGCCTTACTGAATCTGGTTATAAATTTATTACTGAAGAATTAGAATTACAAACATATCAAGTACCTTACCCTAAGGACTTTGACTTTACAACAAATGTAATAATATGGATGGATCAGTTTATCGATTGTCCTTACTATTTAGATAGACAAGGCATAGTTGTAACAAACGAAAAAAAGGCAATGGAACTGCATCTTTTTAGCGGCGATGTAAGAAAATACGGCTTAATAAAAGCTATGAACAGACAAAAAGATTAGTTTTTGGTAAAAAACTGGTTGACTTCTTCCCCTATTGATAGTATTATATATACATACTTAGAAATAAAGTATGGCACTGAAAACAAATATAGAGGAATACAAAATGGAAAATGTAGCAGTACGCACTGTAAGTCCTAATAGAGCAAAAAAGAGTATTAGGCATGCATTTAAGAAACAACGTCCTATCTTTATGTGGGGACCTCCAGGCATTGGTAAGTCTGATATTGTTGGACAGGTTACTAACGAGCTTGAAAATTCAAAACTAATTGATATTAGACTCTCGCTTTGGGAACCAACAGATATCAAAGGCATTCCATATTATGCTGCAAATGATAATGTAATGGCTTGGGCACCACCACAAGAATTGCCAACAAAAGAAATGGCTAAGAAGTATAAATGGATTGTACTATTCTTAGACGAAATGAATTCAGCGGCGCCAGCAGTACAAGCGGCCGCTTACCAACTTATTCTAAATCGTAAGGTTGGACAATACGAGTTACCAGACAATGTTCTTATTGTTGCTGCAGGTAACCGTGAAGCAGATAAAGGTGTTACTTATAGAATGCCTGCTCCGCTTGCTAATAGATTTGTTCATATAGAACTTGCTGTCGACTTTGACGACTGGTTTACATGGGCAGTCAATAATGACATACACAATGACGTTGTAGGTTATTTGACATTTAGCAAAAAAGACCTTTACGATTTTGATCCTAAATCTCCAAGCCGTTCATTTGCAACACCACGTAGTTGGTCCTTTGTAAGTGAATTGTTAGAAGATGAGCTTGATGAAGAAACTACAACTGATCTTGTATCAGGTGCAGTAGGCGAAGGCCTAGGCATCAAGTTTGTTGCTCACCGTAAGGTAGCATCATCAATGCCTAACCCAACTGATATTTTATCAGGCAAGGTTAAAGAGCTTAAGACCAAAGAAATCAGTGCCATGTATTCCTTAACGGTCTCGCTCTGTTATGAACTAAAAGAAGCATCCGATAAAGGCGATAAGAAATTTGACTCTAAAGTTAATTCTTTCTTACGTTTTATGATGGACAACTTTGAAACTGAATTGGTTGTTATGGGTATCAAGTTAGCCCTCACTCAGTATGCTCTACCAATTGACCCAGACGAAGTTGAATGCTTTGACGAGTTTCATGAACGTTTTGGCAAGTATATTACCAAAGCACAAGAGGCATAATATAAGGAGTTTGGACGTTCTCCTAAACAAAACGTCCAATTCACTTGACTTTGATTAACAACTACGTTATAATAAGTAAAATTAAGGAGAGATGGCATGACAATTGATACTAAAGGTTTCCAACCTAATCCAGATATTACATCGCAAGAACTTGTAGAAATGCGTAAAAAAGTTTTAGACAATGTTATTGTAGCTCGTGTAGGTCTTTTACTACGACATCCTTTCTTCGGTAATATGGCTACAAGGCTTAAGATTGAAGCATGTGATGACTGGTGTCCTACAGCGGCTACTGATGGTCGTCATTTGTATTTTAACACACAATTTTTTAATGCTATGACAAACAAAGAAATCGAGTTTGTTATTGCACATGAAATTTTACATTGTGTATTTGATCATTTAGGCAGACGCGATGGCCGTAATCCTGTGTTATATAATATTGCTGCAGACTATATTGTAAACAATCTGTTACAACGCGACCGAATTGGAGATATGCCTAAACTTGTACAATGCTATCAAGATTTTAAATATGATGGGTGGACATCAGAAGAAGTATATGATGAACTGTTTAAAGAAGCAGAAAAAAACGGTGAAGAATTTGTAAAACAACTGGGTGAAATGTTAGATGAACACATTGACTGGGACGGTGAAGGAGATTCAGAAGGTTCTAGTAAACCTAAAAAAGGCAAAGGTAAAAGCGGACCACCAAAATATTCAAAAGAAGAAATGCGTAAAATTAAAGAAGAAATAAAAGAAAGTATGATGTCTGCCGCACAAGCATCTGGTGCTGGTAATTTACCTGGTGAAATTTCACGTATGATAAAAGAACTTACAGAACCTAAGATGAACTGGCGAGAAATACTACGTCAACAGATTCAAAGCACAATACGTAACGATTATACATTTAGTAGACCTTCCCGCAAAGGTTGGCATACTGGTGCTATTCTTCCAGGAATGAATTTTGACACTACAATAGATGTTGCTGTTGCAATTGATATGAGTGGCTCAATTGGAAATGATCAAGCAACAGACTTCCTAAGTGAAGTTAAAGGTATTATGGAAGAATACAAAGATTACAATATTAAGTTATGGTGCTTTGATACAAAGGTATACAACGAAGACGATTTTACTGCTGATAACGGAAAAGACTTAGAAGATTATGAAGTCAAAGGCGGAGGTGGTACTGAGTTTGATTGTAACTGGCACTATATGAAAGATACTGACTTTGTTCCAAAGAAGTTTATTATGTTTACCGATGGTTATCCTTGGGGTAGTTGGGGAGACGAAGACTACTGTGATACAGTATTTGTAATACATTCTAATCAAAATAAGGACTTACAGGCGCCCTTTGGCACAACTGTACATTATGACAAAAACGCTGCTTAAAACAAAAAAACCAAATAGGTTAGAAGTATTTGAGTGTAGACAATCAAATGTTGCACCAATTCATTTTGAGTATATAAAATTACCTATGGCATATAATCTACAAGATAGTATTTCTAAATGGATTAAATCT